AGCGGCTTGCGCGCCACGGTGACCGTTTCGAGTGCCGGCTTCAGGGCAGTGCCCCAACCTTGCCATTGGCGGGCGGCTTCGGTGGCGGGGGCAGTGAGGTATGCCACGTCAGGCATCCCGACCGCGCTCATGTTCAGACTATTCCCGCCCGCCTTGTTGCCTGCGGGATTTGCGTGACGACCGATCACTTCCCGTTCCGCACCCGCAGCCTTGTCGATGGCCTTGCTCACGTCGAGCGATTTCGGGAATCCGCTGTTGCCGGTCGGGAAAGCTACGCCATTACGGACGGCGACAAACGCCCCGGTTGGCACACGCAAGCACCACACCTTGCCGGTGTAGTGGAACGGCACAACCCGCACCACAGCGGAACGATGGCCGCCCCATGCTCGAATGCCTTGTGCTGTGCGTTCGTGGCGAACAGCATCAGGTTCTCCTGCCGATTGTCCGTCGCATCGTGATTGATGTGATGCACGCACTCCGTTCGCGTCAGTGGTCTCCCAACCTCCAGTGCCACCACAAGACGATGCTCCATGACATAGCCGTCCGCGCGGGCCATGCTCATTAGACCAGCAGGGCATCGCACGTACTTGATCGGCTGATCTGCGTAGGCTCCCTTCCGGTTGCGATACGTTAGACCGCCCTTCCACGCCGGATTGCTCGGCCCAGTCATGCGCTCCACGAGGGCTGCTTCCGATTCCTCCGACCATGCCGACCGCGCCTTGTGCGCATGTGTCGCCCATTCCGCTCCGCGCAGCACCCCATTGCATTTGCGGCTGCACGTTGGCGTCGCCACCTTGCGCAGCCACGCATCCGGTTTCCATACCGGCTTCCCGCACACCGCGCAGGCCACCGTCCGCCCCTTGCGGGTTTCCAGCGGCTTTGCTCCCGAGTTCTTCACTCCGATTGTCGCCGCCGCACATTCCGGCCCGCATGTCTTGTTGCGCGCGGCCTGCTCCCGCGTGTGCGTCATGAATGGCTTGCTGCAATGCTGGCAAATCTTCCAGAACGGGTACACGCGCTTCGCGTTCCAGTGTCTCGGCAAGCTGGAATGCTTCGCTTCCGCCGCATTCAACAATGACGCGATGGTTTCGGCTGACGACCTGCTCGCCAAAATCCCCGACAAGACGGTAGGCGGTATCGCTGTATTCATATTCCACAATCTCCAGAATCGGCTGATAGCTGTATTCGCCGTTACTTGGATTGTAGCACAATACGCGATCACCTATCTTGGTTTTATGGTAAGGCATTACGCCATGCTCTGTGGCGACTTCGGTTGCATCATCGAGGCAGCCATACACCCAAGCGATCATGTCCCGAATCTCAAAGCCGGCGTCCTCGATGCGGACGGCCATCCGGTGCTGCGTGCGAGTGCCGGCGAAGGCCAGCAGGTGCCCGCCCGGTTTCAGCACGCGCAGGCACTCCTGCCACACCTCAATGCTGGGCACGTCATAGTCCCAGTGCCGGTTCATAAATTTCAGGCCGTAGGGCGGGTCAGTCACAATGCTGTCCACCGACCCATCCGACATATCGCGCATCACCTCCAGACAATCGCCCAGATACAGACCGTTCATACCATCCCCTCCAGCATCACTTCCCGCCGTTCAGCCACTTGATGCCGATGTTCAGTCCAGTCGCCCCAGCCCTCGCTGCTGTCATTTTCAATCCGCTCTTGCATGGTCGGGCTGTGACCAAGGCCATAATTCACCAAATCCCGCACTGTGAGTTCTGGCAGTTGTTTAACGTCCATGTTCATTCATTCCCATGTTTTTGCTTGATAGACTCTGTTTAGTCATGGCTAGCACTAACGCCATTTGTTTTGCTTGATGAAAGCAGGCTCTGCAAAAATATAGCAGGGAATTGCAGCTTCACCCGCGCCGGTATTCCCCGCGATTTCCAATTTTGGACGCGCTGTTTTGTCGTCCCTAGACGCCTGGCAAGCTCACTAGAGCCGCCAAACTGCTCGATCAATTCTTTGTCAGTCATATGATTCCCCTAAAAACGCTACGTGTACGCAGTATAAGCGCTTATGAAGCGCATTGACAATGAAGCGATATACAAATTCTTTTATGTTATTAATAGTTAATGGTTTAGTTTCTTATCAAGCAGGAAATGGCGCAATGTTATGAATTTTTCGAGGCTTTATAGAGTGCATCCGTTGTCGCTTAAATTTTGAGCATGTAGAAAAAAGGATAAACAAAATGATTGACATGATAAAACGTGTTGTGTACTATTTGAATCATCGAAACACAACGGAACACGGAAATGCAAAACAACCGCCGCCAAGTATTTCAGGCTTGGGTAAAGGATTCTGAAATTAAAGCGCTTCAAGCACAGCGCGAATATGAAGCCGCGAAAACTGCCATTCAGTTTGTGGTCTGGACTGTTTTAGCTACGGCGATAGTGATGCTGATTTCATGCGGCATTCAAATTTTGAATCAAGTAATTGGAGGTGCAGCATGAACGCTCACATTGCGAAAGAACATGCTGCGTTTGTGATTATCACCCCAGATATGGCGCAAACACTGCTTCGACAAAATTCGAAAAATCGCACTGTGTCTATGAATCGAGTGAAGTTGTACGCTAATTCAATGCGAACCGGCAAGTGGCGCACAACGCATCAGGGCGTAGCGGTATTTGAAGATGGAATTCTTGCTGATGGACAGCATCGGCTGCTCGCGATTGTCGAGGCAAACATTCCCGTACGCATGCTGCTGGTCACCGGATTGCAACCTGATGCAGTTGAAGGAATTGATCAGCACCGCGCAAGAAGTATCGCAGACGTGGCAAGAATTGCTGGTCACGACTGGCTAAATAATCGTGGCGTGGCTGTTGCCCGATTAATGTTTGGCATGGAGACGGCGACCGCCTCAGATGTGCTGGCTATTGCAGAAGATGTAATGCCAAGTGTGATTTTTTCCAAAAATTGTGTTTCACAAAACACAAAAGGCCTAAACGCTCCAGCTCAAGCAGCTGTTGCGCTCGCCCATTTTCATGGTGTGGATGAACTGGTGTTGAGTAGTTACGGCCAAGTTTTAAGTACCGGAATAATGGAAGACAACGAACGGCAAATAGCAGCATTTCGACTTCGCGAATGGCTCGGAAAAAATAGCAGCGAGAACAGTAGGGGTAGTCAGCTACGAGCGCGGTGTATGAGGGTCACGATGCGCAATATCACTCATTACATGCAGGGTACACCAATTTCAAAAGTGGTTGCTCCTGATGGTTACGACTTTCCCTTGTTATCGGCAAACAGAGGTGCAGCATGAACGCTATAAGCAAGTTTTCACTGACGGACTATGTACCTGCACCATGCCTGCCAGAGTTTGTGGCAAGCATTATTGATATGGAACACGTACTTAATTTTGATGACGTATCAAAACTGAAAGAAATTGAAATCCAGCTCAACCATCAAGACAAGCACATGGCTGATGATTTTTGGCTGGCTGTCACCCTTCCAGTGACCGTCAAAGTGGTGAAAGGAACCGCTTATGACACAAGTCCAGTGGGTAGCCTAGACCCTAATGACGTTGTTGAACGCTCCGTCATGTACCCAAAGGTGTGCCTCACCACTGCCCTAGTGACAGTGGGTTATGTAGAAGGTCTGGAAGGGCTTTGTGAAGGTCAGGTTATCAAACTGACAGAACAGCAGTTGTCCGAAATCGAAGACATTCTCGAAGACTACTCTCTGGAAAAAAACTGGGAACAGTTGCAGTACGAAAAGGACTGCAAAAGATTAGCTGATGATTGTGATTACTGAGGGGAATGTCATGAACGAAGTAGCACAACAACAGACCCGCTCGATCAAGGACTACCTGAACAGTCCGGCGATCATGAAAAGGTTTGAAGAAATGCTGGGGAAGCGTGCAAGCGCTTTCACTACCAGTGTTCTCCAGATCGTCAACAGCAATTCAATGCTAGTCAACGCTGAACCGCAAAGCGTCATGAATGCGGCAATGATGGCAGCAACTCTAAATCTGCCACTCAATAACAATCTAGGGTTTGCTTACATTGTACCCTATAAGAAAAGCCACAAAGACGCTAATGGGAAATGGAGCAGCACTGTCGAGGCCCAGTTTCAGCTTGGCTACAAGGGTTTTATTCAGCTTGCCCAAAGATCAGGCCAGTTTGAACGTATTGCGGCAACCGCAGTTTATGCAGGACAGTTGGTCGAAGCCAATCCGCTGCTTGGTTACGTCTGGGATTGGTCTGTGCCAGCTAAGGGTGAGCCGGTCGGTTATGTGGCATTTTTCAAACTTATCAACGGTTTTACCGCTGAACTGTACATGACACGTGCAGACATTCAGCAGCACGCCAGCAAGTACAGTCAGACGTACAAGTCAGAAAAAGGTGTGTGGAAAGACCAATTTGAAGCCATGGCGCTGAAAACTGTGCTGAAACTACTCTTGTCAAAGCAGGCACCGCTATCCATCGACATGCAAATGACTACTGCCATTGCAGCAGATCAAGCCGTCATGCGTGACGTGAATGGTGAAACCGTCTTTGAGTATCCCGATAACCAGCCTGCACCAGTACAAGCTCACGCGCGTTTAGATGTGGCTAATGACGCTGAAGCGTTTGCAAAGATCGGCGGAATGGTCGCGTCTGGTGAACTGACGCTAGAACAGGCGCAAGAACGGTATGTGTTCAGCGATGAACAGGTCGCACAAATGCAAATGTTCGGGGAATGAGCATGAGCTTTCTTGTCCGTTGTTCTGAAATTGGCCGAATCATGGCCAACGCCAAAAATGGCGAAGTCCTGAGCGTAGGCGCAAAAACCTATGTTCGGGAGCGCGTCAAAGAATCCATTTTTGGATTTTCTAGCGAAGTCAGTAGCAAACAGATGGAAAAAGGCACTGAGGTTGAGGATGACAGCATTTTGCTTTACTCAACCGTGACATTCCAGAACTGTAAGAAAAACACCGAGCGCCGAAAAAACCAGTGGATTACCGGCGAGTGTGATTTGCTGATCAACGGCGGCAAAAAGATTGCAGACATTAAGTCAAGTTGGTCAGTCGCCACGTTCCCCGTTTTTGCGTGTGATGCTGATGATTATATGTGGCAGCTACGAGGCTACATGATGCTCTGGGAAGCCGAAGAAGCCGAAACCGCGCATTGCCTGGTGGACACGCCAGACCATTTATTAAGTCCGTGGGATGACCATCGCGCCCACAAAGTGAACCACTTCCCGCCAAAAAATCGCGTGACGATTGCAAACCAGGTCAAACGGGACTTGGACATTGAAGCCCTGATTTGTCAGAAAGTCGAAGCCGTACAGGCGTATTACACGTCACTGATGACGGAACTAATGGCAGCAGGACGTACCCCCTATCAACAACAGGAAGCAGCAGCATGAAAGGCGTGAACAAAGTCATTTTGGTGGGAACTCTGGGACGTGACCCTGAGTCCCGAAAATTTGATAACGGTAATTCAGTCTGCAATTTTTCTATTGCCACGAGTGAGCAATGGAAAGACAAAAACACAGGTGAACCCGTTGAAAATACGGAATGGCACAGAATACAGGCAAGCGGGAAACTGGCTGAAATCTGCCAGCAGTACCTGAAGAAAGGCAGCAAGGTTTATATCGAAGGCAGCCTGAAAACCCGCGAATACGAGTCAGAAGGCACGAAAAAGCAGATTACCAAAATCCGCGCCACTCAGATGCAGATGCTTGGTGACAAACCGCGTAGTGACACACAGTCAGAACCGGATGCCAGCTACTCACGCTCTGGCATTGCTAGTGATGGTCTACCCCAAGTGCTACCAGTGAGCCAGCAGCGATACAACAGTAACCAAGACCTTGACGACATTTTGCCCTTTTGAGGAATGACCCATGAACCAAACCCTAGACCCTGAAGTTTTTGAACATTTGTGTGGTCTCAAAAACGAAATGAACCAAGTTGCGATGAATTTTAAAGAGGCACTTGAAGCCGTCTGTGAGCAATCGGGCATTAAAAAACCGATCCTGACCAAGATGATCAATGCCCACGTCAAAGACGAAATGAAGCAGCTCAAAGAGGACACCGACGAACTCAGTGAACTGCTTGATGCACTGATTGACTAATGCCTCAAGGCCCTATGGCACATGGGGAGACGCCGGGTTCCTTATCACGTAGTGCTTACGTGATCCCAGCGGATAGCAAAATGTGCAAGCCATGCCAACCAATGCCGGTAGCCCCGCCGGTGGCGACAAAGGGGCAACACCCAAAGCGTTTTAACAGGAGAGAGTAACGTTATGAATATTGATGAACTAACCCTAGGCCAGATTAAAGAACTGCAAAGTTTGTTTAATTCAACAGCTCAAAGCAAGCCCGAAATGCCGAATCCCTTTATCGGACGATACTGCATCGCTAGGACGCGCAATGCTGGAGTTATATTCGGAAAAGTAATTGCTGCTGGGGATCGTTATTTACACATGACCGAGGCACGCCGTCTGTGGAGAATTATTTCCGAAGATAAAACCCAGAGTTGGTATGAGGGAGTTTGTAGTAGTGGGTTAGATGTAAACTCAAAAGTCAGCTCAAAGATTGAGCGATTTATCAACGAGGAGTATGAACTGAGTATTTGCACGGATGTTGCGATTAAATCCATAAGGGAGTTTAAAACAAATGAAACCACAATATGAATATGAGTTTTACGGCGATGGCGATGGCGATGGCTATGGCCATGGCTCTGGCGATAGCGATGGCTATGGCCGTGGCGATGGCGATGGCGATGGCTATGGCGATAGCGATGGCAAGAGTCATAGCTCAGGCGATGGTTTTGGCAATGGACTAGATGATGACGATTAACACCCGTAAGGTATTTATTTCAGGCTGCTATCCAGCACAGGCTATGTATAGCGGCACATTAATTAATGTGAGGAATGAGTGATGAAAACCATTGAGGAATACCTAGAAAGCAGTAGCACTAGCTGCACACTGATGATTCGTTTCCCAGACTGGCACAAACCACAGGATGATAGATTTATTCTAGTCAGTGTTTTTGATGCCGATTCTGAAGAAGAACACCTATTTAAAGTGACTCCTGATGAATGGGCAGAAGTTTTGCTGAAAGCTACGAATTATTAGGAAGATTAAAATGCCACCAGAAATTATCGAATTGTTTATGACGGGATACAAATAAGAATTTTAACCTATTTATTTTTATCGTTTTTTTTACTAAAACAAAAGCTACTGCGTAACATGCGCGTAACAAGGTATCTATCCACACCACCCATTAAAAAACCCTGTCCAAATGGACAGGGCTTGACCTTATGGTCGGGCACTTTGGTGCTACTCATAAGGACGCTTGCGAGGCTTCCTCATAGTAGTGCTGAAGAATGAACTTGGCAACTCTCTTTCCCAGCTTATGGGGTTGTTGCAGCAAAAACCCGCTTATATAGCGGGTTTTTTTGTCACCCTAAATGTCACCACTTTTCCCAGTCTAGGCAAAGGGTTAGGCTAATTTCAGCTGGGAAAATGTCAGCGAGAATGTCAGAATCTCACCCAGATACCGCAAAATCTGGGAAGGCTTTTGAGCCTTTCCCAAATCCCGACTAGCCGACCTACTTACTCACGAACAAATCGCGTTCTGCCTGCCGCCGCTTCGTCAGTCCTGCTAGCTCAACACCACCCGCCTTGTTCCAGCGTTTAAACTGGTCGGCAGCGAGGGCAAACTTCTGCTGATTTACCAGTTTGAGCAACGTCGAACTATCCAGAGCACCCGGCCCAAGGTTAAAGCAAAACAACACCAGCGCGTCGAATTGGCCCTGAGTCAACTCCACCTTTACCAGCTTGCTTACCCAGTCCTCAAAGTTTTTCAGGTCGGCTTGCAGCAATTCTTCGGCCTGTTGCGTAGTAATTGCCTGCCCTGCTTTCACGCCCTTCGTGTGGCCGTAGCCGATCGTCCAGACGCCAGCGGGACATTTGTACGCCCGATTGCGAAAGCCTTCAAAGCGTTTGATCAGCGCGATACCCTGTTTACTGATTTGCATCTTAGCCATCCTTGTATTTCACCTTGCGCCAGACCGCACCGAAGTACCACACCAGCAACGCAGCTATGTACAGACACACCGCGAGCGACACAATCCAGCCACGTTGAGCCAGCAAATGCGGGAATGGCAGCCAATAAAAATACCCCAGCATACATACACCAGCCGCCGCGATCAGCAGCAGCGACCAGTCGGCTGCAAGTGCCGTCGTGTCCAGCTTTTTGGAGTAACGCACGTAGAGCGCGAAGCCTACGAGCACCCCTGAGATGCACATGCCAACACTTCTTAAAAATGCGATGTCATTCAGTAGGCTTGTCATGATCGGCGCCTCCGATGTTGAAATGCCGCAACACGAAATCCGGCGCGATGGCCACCAGTGACGCTGTCAGTGCTGGCCCTGCACTGCTGAGCAATGCCGCCATAGCCGCCAGCTCAACACCGGGTACGTCAAACCCCAGTGAGCGAGCGGCATACAGGGACAAGAACACCCCTGACATCAGCGCCGACACCAGCTTGGCGGTTTTCACTTGCCCACCAAGCTGTGCATCAATCCGTGTCGGGACGATCACGGCATAGACTGTCCCTAGCATTACCGCCACCGCGACTAACGCCCATAGGGCCATGGTTTGTGTAGGCATAACGCCTCCTTAATTGGTGGCGTATACCAGCGTCAACTCAAACGATGCGCCTGCCGCCAGATCAGAGCATTGCAGCTGATACGCCGTTGTTGCCGTGCGAGTCATACCGATCAGAAAGTAACTGTCCTGCCCGGACGTAGCCTTTAGTGGCACCAGCCCCACACCGCCGGCTGGCAGAGTGACGTTTGTACAGTTCGCACTGCCGCCGATGATGCGGCTATTGCCCTTCGGAAATGGCAAGCCGCCAAATTTTAACGCCCCAGTGCCTGCCGCTGTGATTGACACAACAACGGTTGCTTGCGCCCAGACCATGTTGCCCACGCGGGTAAAAGAAGCGTTACTCACTGTCAGCGAGTACGTTCCCGCCGTGGTCACGCCCTCAAGGGTCGGCGTCCAGCTGCCCTCCTCGTACCAATCCAGCGTCTTTGTGTCGGCATTTGCAGCATTTCCAACAAATATCCCACTCCGTGCAGCTGCCGCACTTGGTGCCGCAGCCAGGCGCGTCCCGCGAATGCCATCGCCGCCAAAAATTGTCAGTCGATTGCCTGCATCATCCAGAGACGATGCCGCGCCGGTCACGTAGGGGTGAGTAACCGCAGCATCTGCGACAAGTGGGTCCACAAAAAACGCTGTCGCCGCGTTCTCGATGTAGGGGCTGTGTACCGTGTTAGTGACGCAGCAATTCGCAGCGCTCGATGCCCATTTGAACGCCACGCCGGTAAGAGCGATATTCTCAGACGTAGGGCCAAAAAATTTATTACCATTCCCCGCGATGCTGTAATTGATCGCATAACCAGAAACCCTGCCGCCGAAAAATGAATTTGCGTTCGGCAAACGGGTAACAATGGACGTGCCACTTTTTTGCGTAAACAGCAGTCCCGTACCTGTCGCTCCGGTAAGGATTCCCTGAATGCTGACTTTCGTGAATGTGTTGTAGTACGGGCCTGAGCCGGAGTTGTCAGACTCCAGCAGCAGACCATTGCAGCCAGCATCAGCACTGGTTGCGATCGACAAATCTTCAAACGCGCAGTAACTGGTGCATACCCGCATGGCTGCACGGCCCACGACTGCAGAACCCGCCAAGAAACGCACACGCAAGCCTTTAACCCGGATACTCGTGGGATGCGTCCCGGTAATCTGCGCTGTACCCCCCTGTTTGGCGAACGTTACGACATAACCAGATGTGCCACCGGTACCCTGCAGCTCACAATTGATGTCGCACTCAACCGACAGTCCCGCTTTGTTAAAGACCAGCTCGTTACTACCCAGCATGTACGTGCCTTTGGGCATCGTGAGTTTTGCGCCAATACTCGCCGCCGCATTTTGAGCGGCAACAATCGCAGTCCAGTCCAGCGAATCTCCAGCGCTGGTTACGTGCGGAAAATCCACCTGAATCGCTGCCAGATTGGCATATCCGCGATACCGAGCCGACCCGACAGTACACCAGTCCGACACTGGGTAAAGCGTGCCGTCGCCAATCGCGCCAAAGTCCTTGATACTGATGCGCTCGCTGTTCTTGTCTTGCTGTGTGCGCTGGATTGCTCCGGCATATGGGGCTTTGCAGCTCAAAGCCAGTGCCGTATCAGCGGGATAGATGTTGTCGGTTTCTTCGACAAGCACGTCAGCCGCTGTTGTCACGCGCAATTTGATCGACTGATTTAGATAAATGTCCGCCGAACCCGAGGCATCGAGCGTGATTGGCCATGGGTTTGGCACCACTGCTGCCCGACTATTGAACGTGTCCGCAGGGGTGTTTGTGCCAGCAGCGTAGGCATATACTTTTCCGCCACTCAGTGGCACTCCAGATGCGTCCATAAATCTGGCTCTGACGCCAGTGACCATAAATGGCATAGCAATCTCCCGCTACTTCAGCAGTGGCGATATGTGATACAACAAAAAACCCGCCGAAGCGGGAGGGGAAAATCATGAGTCAGAACAGTGATGCAGGGATTTTAATCGCCGTGATTGTCAGTGCTGGTCTGGGGAACTTTGGATCAATGACCCGCCGCGCTGACACCAGCCGTTTGACTGCTAGTTAGCCGCACAATCCGGCCTGTGGCATCTACCGCCAAGCCCAGGCTAGCCAGCTGCTCTTGCATGGCCGGTGTTACTACACGCCCACTGGCCTGCAGACCACCAGCAGCCATTTTTTCAGCTTTACCCGCCGCACTAGCTTTAGTAGCCATTTTGACCGTCAGATTAGCCGCACCCGACAGCGTATTACCCAGCACTGGCACTTTGCCCAGCAAGCCAACCACTCGTAAGAGATGATTCGTAAGTGTCGCGCCGGTGTTAGCGTGATTGACTGCCGCCCCCCTTGGCTCACTCATCAGCGCATTGGCTGCCGCATCAATCTGTTTGAGCCGTGCTACCTGTTTGGGCGTAAACAGCACGCCAAGGCGACGATCTCCGACCGCTTCCAGCGCTTTCCGCATGGCTACCGGTGAGAACTGACCAGTGTTAGGGTTCACGGCCTTTCTGCTAATGTGCTCCACCATTTGCCGCCGCAGATCGTGGATTGCCTGCGGGTTCTGGCTCAGCTCGTTGCGCAGCGCCTGCAGATCCCGTACATCGGCCCTCAGAACCAGCTTTTCAAAGGCCTTGCCTGGTGCCATGTCATCAAGTGCTGCTTGAATCGCCGGCGTCCGATCAATGACGCCGAACCGTTTAGCGGCCTCCTGACGCGCCGATTGCCATGCCTGTACTGCTGGCAAATCTCCTTGTTGCAGCAGCAGCACTGGCACACTGTTCAGCGCCTGCTCTGTCTCCGCCTCCAGATGCTGCCGCACCATGCCCAGTGCATAGCGTTGACTGCCATCCGTAGTGCTGGCCAATCGGGCATTGATGATTTTGACCAGCTCTTCTTTTTTGGCAAGCGTCAGAGGCTCACTGCCAGAGGCAAACCGGCCCAGCATGCCCTTCACGTCCGACTTTAAAAAACTGCCCAGACCGTGGTGTTCCAGATCCTGTGACAGGTTGGCGACCATGCGGCCTGCATCGAGCTGCAAATCATTGCCGATTGCGTTTCGGGCCTGATCGTACAGTGAGCGAACCGCATCCTGCCGCTTGGCATCGTTGGCACGTAGCACATCAAACACGCCCTGCATTGCAGCGTGACTATCCTGACCGGACGTACCCAGTGTTGCGCGTGCCGTTTGGTCGAGACGTTGCGCTAGATGCTCACTATCATCCACAAATTTCTGACGCAGTGCGTCACCTACGCCCTGAATTTTGGCCATTTCACGCTCGGCCTGCCACTCGACAGGATTGCCGCTGACCTGTGCCTGCGTACCCGTGAGCCGCAAACTATCCAGTGTCGCTTTACGGGCAATCGCTTTTGGATCAACGGTTTTACCCGCTTGCAGCATTTTTGCCACATCAGACACCAAGCCTTCTTTGACCGTGTCATTGATCTGTGCAATAGGAATGCCTGCCTGCTTTAGCGCCACTTCAACATGCGCCGCTGCCTGAGCCTGAGCATCCCCAACCGCTGGCCGCGCCATGCGATTGATCGCCATTTTACCGATGCCAGATGCCGCTTTATCCATCGCCACCCCAACGAGTGGAGCCAAAACCGCGCCAGCTGTCATATGTCCTATGCGGGATTTGGCGTCATCCGCAAGTCCTGCCCCGGCAATTGCAGCTCCGGCAAGCGCATTGCGGCCCATAATTTGAGCACCCGCTTTACTGAGCACCCCGACACCCTGCATCCCTTTAAACGCTGCGCCTGCTGGCAAGGTAGACGTGATATTTCCAGCTAGACTCCAGCCATCTATCCCCGTCTGGCCATTGGCTTCACGCCCCTGCTGATAAAGGGCCTCGCCTGCCTTTTGTGCTGCGGTGTAATCGTCGTAACTGTGTCCACCAGTCACTGCGTCCTTTGCATACAGCGCACCCTGATATAACCCACCCAGTGCTTCATTCATGCCATGGCCAAAGCGCACCAAGGCCGATGGCGCTTCCGGCTTGGCTTGTGGCGCGGGCTGTTGTTGCGCCAAACGCAACAAGGCCGCCACGTTATCTGACATTTGCTGCTGGGTAGTCCTCTGCTGTTGCGCCAAAGCCACCAATGCTGCCACGTTGTCCGTCATGAGCGCTCTCCAAACAGCGCAGCCGCCTGCGCATCATCCAAAAATTGCGGCTGATAAGCCGGTAATGATCGACCTCCCCCAAATGCGAGCGCCAGATCATCAGCAGATAAAAACTGTGGCTGGTAGTTGACTGAGGGGCTAGCCGCTATCCTTGAAGTCTTGGCAGGCAGACCACCGAGCGCCTTTGCCATAAACGCAGCAGATCGCTTCGGTTGAGCTGCCGTGGAGCTGGGCAAGCTCGCCCATATCCGACCAAGCTTTGCAATCGCCGTGTTGTAGTCGCCTGACAGCACGGCATCCAATCCACCGCCTTGCTGCATCAACGCAATAGCCCCTAAATCCTGGGACTGTTGGCCAAAATCCTTAAAGCCGTATTGTTTGCGTAAGCCATCCCAAGTGCTTTTCAAAAACTGATAGCGCCCAGCTGCTGTAGTGGTGTTGGTGCGGCCATTTGTTTGGGTAAACGTATGGTCTACACGCGGATGGTCCGCCAATGAGGATAGCCGACCGCCACCAAATGCCGTGGCATATCCGTATTTTGTGGTGCCTTCAGATGCGGACAGGGCATCTAAAAATCGTCGCACATTGGGGTGTTGCGCGGCCATCTTTAAATCAGCTAGGGTAGCCATGTGCTCTTTCCCGCGAGATTGATATGAAAAATTTATGTTGCTGCCAGCAATCTGCTTGCTCTGTGCCTGTCAACAAGACAACCAAAGCGCCACATA